ATAGAATACGAGGAGAGATAGCAATGAAACGTGAATTCTTAAAAGATCTTGGTTTGTCTGATGATCAGATCAACTCAATCATGTCTGCACACGGAAAGGACGTTAACGGCTTAAACGAACAGATCAACTCTTTGACGGCCGCAAAGAATGGTCTGCAGAGTCAACTGAATGACCGTGACGAACAGCTGAAAGGCTTAAAGTCGCAAGTGAAAGACAGCGATGAGCTGACGGCTAAGATTGATGAGCTGGAAAAGTCAAATAAGGCTGCTAAAGAAAAGTATGCTGCTGATCTGTCAGCTCAACAAAAGTCATTTTTGATCGACAAAGCGCTGACTTCAGCTGGGGCTCACAACAACAAGGCAGTCAGTGCTTTGCTTAACCTCGATGACGTCACAGTTAAAGATGGGGCGTTGGACGGGTTAGACAAGCAGTTGGAAGCTCTAAAGGAATCTGATGGCTATCTGTTCAAACAGTCTGAAGAACCTAAGCCACAGCCAAAGAGTGGTGTACAAATCACTGGCGGTCAGCCTAAACCAACTAATGCTGGTGCCAAAATCGACTTTGCTCACGCCAGTTATCAGGAAATCAAGGCCTTTAAAGAAGAACATCCCCAAGAATATGCTGATTTAACTAATGAAGGAGGAACTAACTAATGGCTAATTTAACTACTATGCTTGCTCAAATGATTGACCCCGAAGTAATGGGGCAAATGCTGCAAGCTCAACTGCCACAAGCAGTACGTTTTACTTCGATTGCACCAATTGATACCACGTTGCAAGGCCAAGCAGGTGACACGATTACCTTGCCACGCTACAAGTACATTGGTGATGCCCAAGACGTTGCCGAAGGTGGGGCAATCCAATACAACCAACTGACTACCACAACGCAAAAGGTAACGCTGAAGAAAGCCGGTATTGGGGTTGAGCTGACTGACGAAGCTGTTTTGTCCGGTTATGGCGATCCAGCTGGTGAGGCAACCCGCCAAATTGGTCTGTCGATTGGATCTAAGGTTGACAACGACATCCTGGCTGAAGCTAAGAAAGCGCCACTAGTTGTTAACCATGCTATTGATCTGGATCTGCCAGACCAAATCTCTGCGCAACTGATTGACAACACGTCAGACTTCAACTACGAAAGCGACGACACTCAAACCGGTGTACTGTTCTTGAATCCTAAGGACGCAAATGCACTGCGTAAGCTGGCTACTGACAACTGGACGCGAGCAACTGATCTAGGCGACAACATTCTGGTCAATGGTTCTTTTGGTGAACTGTTCGGCTGGCAGATCGTGCGTACGCGTAAACTGGCACAAGGTTACGGCTTGGCTGTTCTGCCGGGTGCCATGAAGACGTATCTGAAGCGTGGCGTCAACTTGGAAACCGATCGTGATATCGACCACAAGTTGACTAAGGTCAACGCTGACGAAATCTATGCCGTTGCCATTGTCAATGATGCCAAGATTGTTCAAATCAAGCCAGCATCCGGCACGCTAGGCAAATAAGGGGATGATTTGAGATGGCTTATCTGAGCTTTGAGGAATACGACGGGGCGGTAAGCAACGGGGCTGAGTTTAAGCGACTGGAATCTCAGGCCGAAACGGTTATCAACAACGTGACGTGCGATTTTTACCGATACCACGATTTATCCGCTGACCAGAACAAGTTTCGCGTCGCCGACTTTAAGCAGGCCGTTAAAGAGCAGGTTGATTACTATGCTTTTGCGCAAGCTGCTAAGTCTTATGAGATTCAGCAAGGTGAGTACAAAGCCGTCTCAATCGGTCGCCTATCTTTGACGCCAGCGGATGCCAGTGCGGGACTAATGCCCAATGGTTTATGTAAAGAAACCTATGAGCTGTTGGCTAAGCACGGTTTGCTTTTTAGAGGAGCGTGGTAATGATGATGCTGCCCAAAATTCCGTTGCATCTCTGTAATCAGTCCGTCACGCTCCATATGGCAACTGGCGAGGAAGACGACTACGGCAAGGCTAAAACGGTCGACATGGCGATCAGCCACGTTATAGTGCAACCACAGACGATTTATAGTGGATCAAACAACGACAGGACGATCACAGCGAATGCGATCGTCTTTTTGTTTGCCGACATCTCAACGCCGATGCCTAAGCTGACGCCAGACTGCGTTGGCTGGCATCTGACGTTTGAGGGTCACGATTACGTGATCACTAACTTTGTAGACAATCGTGATCCATACGGCAATGATGTGTACTCCTATGAATTGGAGGTGTTGTAATGGGCGTTCGTATCAAAATCGAAGGCAATCTGCCTGGAGAGTTACTCAGTAAGCAGGCAATCGCTAAAGGCCAGTATGCACTGGCCAATCAAGCAATGGCTGACATGGATCAGTTTGTACCGTATTCGGTTAAGAACCACGTTCACCTGGCTAATACTGCTGCTATCTCTGATGATGGAAAGCACATCACCTACACGACGCCTTATGCCAGAGCTCAGTTCTACGGGATGATAACGGACCGCAATGGCCGTCAGCATCCAATCGTGAACTACACGCGCTCTGAGCATCCCCAAGCTACCAAACGCTGGGATCTGAAAGCCAAGTCGCTCTACATGGATTCGTGGGAGCGCATCGTTGCTCACACTCTGCTAGGAGGAGAGACTCATGGATCTTAAAGAACGCATCAAAGACACGATTAACTCATACGGTCTGCCGGTTAAGTGCCTGTTAGGCTACCTGGACGGCAAGCATGACCCCGAGTTGCGGTTGCAGATGCTACCAGGCTCAACCGTGATAGACATGGACTACGACGGCAACAAGACCGAACAGTATCTCATGGAGTGCGTCATGCGTGGCGAGGATGAGGGCATGATCAACACGACTTTGTGGGCAATTGCCGACAAGCTAGGCGATACCGATTTTAGTGTTGCCAGTGCTGATGATAGCTTTGTCTACAACGAGCTAACGATAGCCTCAATGCCGCATCCCATCATGGCAGATACGACTGGCGCTGTTACTTATGCAATGGATTTTAAAGTTACAGTAGATGCGAATTGCTAGTTCGTAATATTTAACAAAAAAAGCCCAACATAGTTAGACTCATAAGTGACAAAAACAAAAAGGAGTCTTAGCTATGTTGAACCACTTTCAGTTTAAGCTTTATCGTCATGATTTTCAAATCAAATTCAGTCGCTGTCGCTTAATGATGAGTCATTTGCTTAAGCGCTATGCATCCAGAAAATACCTGGAGCGTCGAAATATTGAAAACTCCAAGCTGTCTGATGCTGCTTTGCTGGCATTAATGTGCTTGAAGGTTCAGTACCAGGTCGCAACTTGGCGGAAATTCTGCCAGTTGGTCAGTGACGTAATGCCTTCCCTGCCAATGTTGGAGTATTCTCGGTTTATGCGTCGCTGTAAAAATCTGATTCCTATTTTCCAGTCAATTCGCTCTGGCCTAATCGAGATGTCCAGTTATGGTGATATCGCCATTATTGACAGCTTCCCATTACCGCTGTGTCAAGATCACCGCAAGTTTCGGGCGATTTTGTTCCAATGCTTTGCGGATATTGGATACAACGCTACCAAACAAAAGTATTATTACGGCTTCAAGGTACACGTGGTTACGGATACGCAAGGACTGATTCTTAACTATGAACTTACTCCAGCCTCAATTCATGACGCTAAGGCTGCTCCAGAAGTTATCGAGAATTGTCCATGTCCTTTTGTCATCGCCGATGTGGGTTATGTTGGTAAAAAGCTCCAGCATATTTTTTCGCAAATGGGCTATCAGCTATGGACGCCATACCGTTCCAATATGCGATTCGCCAAACAACACAACAGCCGGCAACTCAAAAAAATTCGGCGCCGAATTGAGAGCTGCTTTGCTGATCTAACGCGACAGGGCATTGAACATACACTTACTCGTAGTCTGGGTGGTCTGCAAATGAACATTGAGGCAATTATGCTGACCCATAATTTAGAAGTCATGGGAATGTTACAAACTAGCAACTAACGTATTTTGTCATAAAATGTTTTGCGGTACAATTGAAACGTTGAGGGTATGATCCGTACACAGGAGGATTTTATGATTAAGAACTATATTTTCGACATTGATGGCACCTTGATCAATACGATTGACATGTACATGCCGGCAATGATCGAAATCTTGGAGAAGCACGGCTACCATACTGATCCGGCCGATGTTGAGCAAAAAAAGCATGATCTGTTTGGTATTACCGGGATGGATGCCTTAAAAATTGCTGGCGTAGCCGATGACAAATTGCGTCGCCAAATGCAACAGGAATGGTTTAAGCTGGCTTATCAACGAGAGGATCGTATCCAGGTTTTTGATGGCATTCCAGAAACTTTGCTGAAATTGTCGCAAAGTCCCGACATTCAAATCGCAATTGCCACTTCCAAACTGCGTGATGAGTACGATCATCATTTTGCCAATCTATTTGCCTTTGCCAAGCTATTTGACATTGTCATCACCTCCAATGATACCGATCGCCATAAACCTGACCCAGAGCCGGTTTTGGCAGCATTAGATCAAATGCATGCCGCACCTGAAACTGCCGTCTATGTTGGTGATACGATAAATGATGAAAAGGCCGCACACGCCGCTGGGGTTAAATTTGCCGCAGCACTATATGGCGCCGCTACCCCTGAAAAGATCATGGATGGTGACTTTTTGCTTCACCAGCCTACTGATTTGTTGAACATTTAATCAAGATAACCGCACTGTTTTCGGCACATGCCAAAACAGTGCTTTTTTATACCAAAATAGGCAGCCAGTTCCTGCATCAACTTACAAAGACTGGCTGCCTATTGATTTTAGCGATATATTTTCAATTTAATTTAACGATGATCAGTTCATTCCGAGCCGTGTCTTAACCATCTTTTCCACTTCATCAGCCGTGTAGCACAGGTTGATGGCGTCGTTGGCCCACTTGGCGCATT